AGTAAAGTGTATTTCTTGCGGAGATAGTATCTGGATGGTTGTGCGGTGCTGTCTCCAAAATAGCTCGGGTTTTTACTTAGCTCTTCCGGTGTGATCTCAACCATACTGTTTTCATCGTGCCACTCGGCAGATATAATGCGCTGGACGTTTTTACCGGTAGTGCCCAGGACTTTGCCGGCATGGTGGACGGTGCCGCCGCTTGACCACGCCGTCAAGCCAGACGTGTCAATAGCGTCAACCTTGTCAAGATCGATCAGTGATAATGATGTGGTGGTAGGGGTGGTGTTAACCAGATACATCCTGTTGTTCAGAGTGGTCATGCCAACAATATTAAACACGCTCACAATATCAACATTGGCCGTTAATCCATGTGCCGCCGATACAGTGATCACCCCAGGGTCAGCCTGGGTGATAGCGGTAATTGTAGTCGGTGCCACACATGCCAACGTATCATCAAAGTCAGACAGCCAATAGAGAGGATAAAGGTCATCGGCATTAAGCATCTCGTAATAGACCATGTTAACCATTTCTTTGACCATAGTATCGTCAGAGGTGCCTGTCTTTTTACATGCTCGTTTAACCGCTCCGTAAATTTCCGCAAATGTCAGAAAGTCCGCCATGATATTTTTCTCTCTCTAATAGTCCCATGATAATAAAAATTAAAAACGCCGAAGGTGCAAGATGCATAGGGTAACTCGTGAATGCAAAGGCGCTTGCGATAATAAAACCAGCATATAAATTCCTGTCAGTGTTTTTAATGCCGATAAGATAATAAGCCCAAAGGCAGACACTTACCGCGCCATAATTAAACCAAAGTTGCAAATATTCGTTGTGGTATGGAAATGCAAAACCGGTTTTGGCTTGCGGTCCATGACCAATCAACATCATGATAGGATGTGAGAAAATGGACGATAATGCTTTTTTCCATATCCAAAATCTGCCGTATATTACCATAGTGCCGGTGTCGCCATTATTGTCAAAAAACAGTGCGTACAATACACCAACGATAAAAAGGATTGCCAACCAGCGTGTTTTTTTAAAGAAAACTCCCATGCCTATGCAAACCGCAATTACAGCGCCGCTTGTGTTTGAATTTATAATTAAAAAAATTATAAGCGGTATAAAACCAGCACATACCAATATCCGTTTCCTGAAGAAAAAAGGTAGCGATATTGCAAGGTATCCGGCAAAGAAATTGTTGTTGCCCAGGGAACCTACAGGCCACCCTGCGGGAAGTTCATAACGAGTTCCGACAAAGCAACTCAAGAATGAAAAAAATGGGTCGTAGCCTAATAATTGCATCACCCCTATAATGCTCTGAAGCATCGCCGCAACACATATCAAATTAAAAAAGATATGTTTGGATTCCTTTGAATGTGCCACCACGACATAGACTATCATTCCGAGGGCAATGAAAACCGTTCTGCCGTTAGCTGTAACGGCATAGGACTTGTGCAGGTGCCCGGTAACTTTTGCAATCATAACAAACATCGCCCAGAAGGTTGCATAATAGCAAAGATATTTCAGTGCTTTTTCTTTTACCAAAGAGCTTATCACCATTAAAATTAATATGGTGAAACCGGTATGATGCCCCCTGTGTATAATTCCTCCTGTCAATACACAGAAGGGCATCATTATAAATGCTATTCTTAGCCCCATTACAGGCGGCTGCGGACAAACTCAAAGAACAGATACCCATCGGGCGATCCGGTTGTGGAACCAGCCGTATAGGTCAAGGATCTTGCATCGGCACCTTTGACATGATGGTCCCAATTAAGATTTAAACCCGAATCCTGCACACCGGAACCGGCAGCGGACCCAACGTCACTTATTCCGAGTAAAGCCCCGATACTAGACTCCGTTGAAATGTAATCAACGGAGGTGCCTTGGGTTACAACAGGCTGACTGGGGTCATAAATGCCGGCAGTGGAACATGCAAACGCCTGAATAAAACCATCGGCATCCCCGGAAGTTTCAGTTGACAATAAACCGGCTCCAACGGTGGTAGTGGCCACGGTGACAATCTCAAGCCAAACCTTCTTGATCGTAGTATCGTAATCAAAATCAATGCCGGTATCCGTCTCGGTATTGGCGGCGGCAGGTGCCCACCAGACCATACCCATATGCGGGACGCCCGGGCGCTCATCAATTACGATGGTGTGTGTATATACGTCAAAATCTTCGTAAATCTTGGTATATCCACCGGTTAAGTCAACCACGATAAGGTCCACATAGCGGTCCCCGGATTCAGTGGGATCAACCCTGAATGACAGTACTCCGGCCGCTTTCATTACGGTGGAGTCTTCAAAGCTCGTGTAAGTCACCGGGTTGGCCAGTGACGTATAGGCGTTATCCCCATATTCGGTAAGGGTTTCTGCGGTGTCCGAATCTTTCTGAAGCACCTTAAAGGTAATGTTGGTTGACTGCTTGGTAAGCCTCATGGTCATATCGCCGTTCATCCCACCATCCCAGGAATAAACATTTGCCCACATGTCCTTATATTCCGCCTGCACGGGCGATACAAACGCAAAAACCAGCAGAATGACGGCTAAAAGTTTAAAAAATCGTCTCATAATAAATCCTCCGTTAAAGTTATCGTGACACACCGATTGTGCTGCCAACAGAATTTTCAATCTGTAGCAGTAGATTTGCGGTGTACCACAGTGCTGCGTAGTTGGTATCGTTTACGGTGGCGTCTCCATCGAGTCCTTGTGTGGTTCCATCCGTGCATAAAACATAAATTGCATTGAACATGTTATACAGGTTGTCTACCGTTTTGTCCTGGGGTGCGACTCCACCGGGTCTAAATGTAAATGATGTGCCATTGCCTACCGTGTTGTCTTTTTCGTTTTTAAACAGGTGTAGGCACACCGCCGTAAACGCCTTAGCCTCATAATTACTAAAGGTAAGACCATCGGCGTCAAGCTGTTCCGTCAGGGTTTCAAAGGCGTTCCAGAATTGAAAATAGGCTGCCATCAATGCCGCCTCGTCTCTACCTGTCGGGGTAATGATGTGGGTATGTACGATGGTAGAGCTTTCAGAAATTCCCTGTCCGGTGCGATTACCCTTGGTATCCTCGATAATAACATTAATCAGGGCCGTCCAGCAATTTGCAACATAGGTCGTAAGGGGACCGCCGTCATTATCAAGTTTTAGACATATCCCGTACAGGCTGGAAAATGCCATATAAAGAGCATCTACATGGTCCGCCTGGCTCAATGCGTTTGGCCTAATGGATGGGTATCCACTCATGGTTTAAACCTCCGTGGGCAAAGATTTGAGGCTGTCTTCTGTTGATTCGGACTCGCCTGCCACCTCTGCCGCCATTTGCTCGCGTTTTAAATTCGGCTTGTTGATCAATTGAAAAAGCCTCATGAGTCTGGAATCTTGCTTGATATCCAGCATCATGTAGCGCCCATCAACTTCATAGCGTTCGTTTTTAGAATTGTAATAAAAACAAATCTGCGCCCTAACGCTATGTTGCGGTACAATTGCATAACTAATGGGCCTGCCGTCGACCTTCATGATTCGATCAAAAACAACATCTTCGTTTTTGCTTGGGCCGGTTCGTATTAATCGGCTGTGGGATGTTTTAATTGTCTTTTTCTCGTTAATCTCTGTCTTTAAGTTTTTAATCGTCATGTTCAACCCACTTGGGTCTTGATCAGGTTCGTTGTGCGGATTGAGGGCGATAATAAATGTCTTGCTGATAGACAGGTCTTCTGACAGTTCGATTTCTTCAGCAAGAGGATACCCTTCAAACGGATGAATGAATCTCGCCCGTTTTTTCGGTATCTTATGAAAATCGCTTAGTTTCAGGTTGTTAATATCCAGCTTCTTCATATCCTTTAACGAGCGGTCTTCTTTGCGCTTTTCCTTGATCTTGTCTGCCGGGTCTATAATTTTTTCAATCATGTTTTCAATCTCCCGATTGATACCCTGCTTTAAAGGTTTGGGTGAAACGCAGGCAGGGAGGTTTCTGCTATTCGCTCCGGGCGGCCAGCCGGTTGTTCTTGCAGAGCTATTCACCCAAAACTGTTAATTATTGCTCCTGTAAGTACGGATCGCAACAACGGCATTGTCGGAACTGTTAAACACAGCCTTGCTCACACCGTAGATGGATCCGATACAAAACCCGACCTTGTTGCCATAGTCAAAAGTTTTTTCATTCCAGATTTTCTTTTTGGCGTATGCAATCGCGCCGGAAGAAACGCCCATACCAAGCGCCGTGGCACCGTCAGTAGCACCACCTGAACCCCAGGTGGTAGACAGGGCAACACGTTCATGCTCATGCACGATACAGTTATCCCAGACCCAAGCCGCATTGTGGAAAATGGGGTTGTCTTTTCCCCTTGCCATAGCCTCCCGATTGGCCTGACTCCATGCGGCATCCTTGGTTTTAACATCAAAGTTCTGGTCCGGTGCGATCACAATCACCAGATACTTTTTCCCCATGATACTTTTGGCCTCGATTAACGGGGTGGCTTTTCTTGCGTAGGTGCGAAACTTGCTCGCCAGGGTGGTTGTGAAGTAATCGCCGGATTCGATGGTGGCCGTGGTGGTAGCATCCCCGCCATAAATCGCTTTCGTTGGGGACGTTCCCAGGGCGGTAAAAAAATCCTGGTCAATCGTGTCGGCTTTCCATTGCCTCAATAAATCCGTGGCCCACTCTCGAACGCCTTTGTCGGAGGGGTACTGGTCGGAAAGTTTTCCCTGAGTCCTGATTGCATTACGCCTTTGGTCCAGGGTAATCGCATCGTCGTAAGTAACGGGTACTTCCTCGTTACCTTCCATCATACTATCGCCGGTAACGCCGGCACCGGATAGGTCCCTGATCTGACCCCAGGTAAGTTGATATCCCTGTTTTTCCATCAAGTCGGGAAATTCAACGATTATGTCATTTCTATAAGAAGGGCCTATAAAGCCGTGTCCGTAAAAATAGGATTCGGTTTTTGCTTCCCTCCACCACTTGCTCGCCCACTGTTGGGCGGTCAAAGCATCTGCGGTTGTAAAAGTCCAATCAGCCATGATTTTTCCTTTCGTTTAATGGCCAACCAGATAATAAAGCGATCAGTCATCCCAGGGGAACTGCGGAAACTTTTTCCTGACGGACTCGGGGGCCTTTTTCAAGAACTCCGCATTTTCGGAATCGGTCATTTTATCCATTTCTGACATGGCCTCATTGACAGACATGCCTGAAAATCTGGAATACCCAGATTCCCTTGAGGGTGTTTTACCAGATGATATTGAGGGGGTGCCGTCCTTGTTCAGGGCATCAACAACGCCCTTGAGGGTTTCACCTTTGGCCTCGGCAACCTTTTGAGCATGGGTCATTAGGATATAAGCGTCTTTCGGTCGGTACACAAGCATCTTGTTATCTTGTATAAATTTAGCGAGTTCGCTTTCAACCTTCATGGCCTGTTGGGTTTCGGCTTCAGACAGAGAGTCAAAATCTTTGTCGAAAAACTCTTTTGCAACATGGGCATGAAAGTCGTCTATATCGGCTTGAACCTCTGTTTCCAGATCGGCCTTTCTCTTTTTCTCGGTGTTGGCCTCAGCTTCTTGAGCATCCCAATGATCCTTGAGCATTCTGGTTCCTTCTACCGGGTTAACCTTAAACACTTCGTTTAGGGTTTGCCCTGCATACGGTCCGCCCGTTACCGTCATATTGCCGACATCCACATCGTGTCCGTCTGCAAGTGGTTGTTCGGGTTCCTGCTCATCCTGCGGTTTCTCATCCGGGTAAAGGGTGTAATACCCCTCCGGTCCTAATCGCTTGAACTGGTCGAACTTGGTTTCAATTTCATCCGCCCGCTTTGCCCTATCATTGACCTGTTTAAAGCGGTCATAAGGCACTGTGGCAGGCGGTCCCTTGTCCTCGTCCGACTCTTTTAACGCCGTGTCGCTATCGGCTGAATCCACGGTTTCAGGGGTTTCTTCAATATCGTCTCCCTCGATATCGTCAACCTCTAAGGCTTCCGGTTCCTCTTCCTCTAAAGTTTCTTCGATAATATCATCTCCCATGTGTGATAGTCTCCTTTACAACAGATTAACGGCTCTGAGGGGGCCTGATTTCATGCCATTCCCGGCAAGTGGGGTTAATTGTGTATTTTTAGTGTTCACAATCTGAACGGTCTAAATTGTAATTATTTCTTCGCCTTACCCTTCACTTTTACCGGGTTCTTTTTTCTTCCACGAGCCATCGCCGTATGTCCTTTCATCACTTTTGGTTCGGGTATCGCCTCATAATCTCCACACCAACCCGACATCTTGGTCATGGGCCAACGGGCAATCGCGTCAACCGCTCCCATCCTCGGCGCGTATTTATGACACCTGTTCGGATCTTGGGGAGATCCGGCATCCCGCCAAAAGTTACATGTTTCGCAACATTCCATATTCAAAATCTCCTTTTATTTTTTTACACCGGCCTGCATCTCAGCTTCCTGCCTTTTCTTCAACCTGGCAATTACCTTGTCCTTTTGCGGATCATCGGTATATTCCAAAGCCGCTTCAGCATCATAAACACCCGCCTGAACTTTCTCCATAGCCAACTGTTCCTTGGCAATCCTGTTGGTGGGCATCGATGACCCCGCCGTGATTTTAACATCAATATCCAAAAGCCTGAAACCAGGCGGTTTATTAATATCTCGTGGTCGAATTTTCTCTAACGCCGCCTCCCATTTCATGGCAATATCAAGCCGTAGCAAGTCCTCGAAATCCGGGTCCCTTTCTTCCTCAGGTATATTCTCACGGGCCATCGCCTCATCGCTACCGTCAGGGGCAAATTTAACCCTTTCCGTATCTTCTAAAAGCCGCTCCCACATATATCGCTGCCAATGACTCAGCATCATGGCCATAATAACCTTGGCAAGCCTTACAAGAAACGACTCTAATCGCCTTAAAGACGGCTTTGACATCATACCTGCCGCATCCTGCAAAGCCAACACCATGCGCCCTGAAGTACGCTCAGAACCCTTCGGCACCTTGCCCTTCATCACGTCCTGCATATCATAAACGTCGTCAATCTCATTGTCGGAACGCTCTTCCAGGGCAATGAACTTCATCACGTCCGCTGCCCCTGATTGCAGTCTGAAAGGAGCAAACGCGGAATTTTTCCCTACGATCAATTCAGACCCGGGCGTACTCGGACCCCCTTTCCATTTAGAATCCTCCGGCCGCACTACCGGGGCATTAGATAAATGCGACGCTGAATGAATCGCCTGCATGCGCCGCTTGATTTTCTCCTTCTGCAAATCCGCAGCGTACATGGTGGGACTCATCGAATAAGCGTTCCTGGTCTTTTGCGCCTTCATGCCCAACAATGTCATTACCGGGTGGCCGTCTGAATCCTCCCCCTCCGGGTTGACCTTTTCGCTCACAATGTGCTTTCCCACAATTATCAACTGAACTCTTTTCTTTACCTTTCTTGGCCAATAGTGCTGCTCACCCTCTTTTAAAACATCGGTCGCCTTTTGATCCTTCTTTAAAGACATCTTTTTGGCAGCCGGCTCCCCATTTTTATCAAGTTCAAAAAACCAATCCTCATGAACGGTTTTCAGCATCCACGCTTCAATTTCCCAGATTATCTTTTGCCGTGCCACCACCTCCGGATCTAACGTGTCCTGATTATCTTCCTGCTCGGCATAGTTATCCCCCCCCGTTACCCCGCTTGAAAAAGAATCATCCTCAACAGACGTTGGCATGAAATACAAATCCTCAGACTTAATTCCGGGATAACGGTCCTCGATATACTGCCGATTACGCATTTTGGCTTTTATGATATGGGTGTCCGAATAGTCACGCTTGCGGGATTCCTTGTCAAAATAAAAATCCTCGGGAGGCTCCTCTTCAAATACGATACTTCCAAACGGGGTTAAAGACTTATCCAGAACAACACTCATCCAGGGCATACCGCCTATGTTGCGCTCTTCAACGGCATCATAAACCTGATCATTGCCCTCGTTCTTTTCCCACACAACATCAAAACCGCGCTTGAAAAGTTCCGCAATATATAAATCACCGCTACCAACCGGGTAAAACTTAACATCAGGCTTCTGGTCAGTAACAACGGCAGATGACCCCTGCACCCCCTTAACACACTTGTTTATCTTCAAGGGGACCATGCCCTGGTTTTTTATTTCCTTTTCTTCCTCAGCCGTCCACAGCTTGTTCTCAATAATATCCCAGGCGCCATCACGCCGCTTCATCCACTTAATGCGATCATCGGCCTCTTTGTAAATCTTTAGATATCCGTATACCTCAAGAACTTGCTTTTTGACAGTCCGGTCGCTTTGGATTAATCTAAGGTCTATTTGTTCCATCAACTATTTTCCTCAATAAATGCCGCACATCCTCAAGCTGATTGTTTATCTGGCTTACCGTAAATAAAACATACCTGTTATAATCAGGGGACTCCCCCATATCTATCGAACGCTTAATCTCAGCATCAAGATTCAATGGTAACGGTATATCACCACATTTTTTACTGAACTCCACCATCTCCCTCCCCACCCGAGTTACCATGTATAATACCAAGGTTATACCAAAACACCATTACGCCTCCGAGTGTGCCACCACACTTATCACATTGATATCGTCTCCCAATAGGCTTATCAGGCGTGATGTTTTGGAAGCTATGTGGGCCTTTGCATTCCGATAAAGCCTCATGGTTCTTTTTGGCTTCTTCCCATAATTGTTTGATGGTAGGCTTGCTTATTCCGGTTGCTTTTGACAATCTTTCCATTTATCCCCAACCCCCCCCCTATCCCCTTAACATCGCAGTCAATAGCATGAAGTTGCTCTAAAGTAGGCTCCGCTATGTACGTCCTATCCGCCATCTTTCGCCTTATGTAACGGATTACCCGGCACAAGCAAACCAGGACTCGCCTCCGATAAAAACACCGGCATAAAATCCTGCTGAATCAATAAACAATTATCAGCAGTCTGCAAAACATCGATCATGCCCGAACCCCTGTCCAAACATGCATCATATACCGCCGTCAAAATTCCCTTGCGCTCCTCCTCATCCACATCTTCCAGCTTATAACCAGGCGTCATAACAAAGATCTTCCGCCGAAAAAAAGTCGGGTACTCCTCAAGTTGATAACCAAACTCCCAACCATCAACCTTCGTCGTGAAGACCTCAGCCTCAGACAATTGCTTATACGTTGGACTATCATCACCCCTCAAAGACAACTTCGGCACAACATTGAAATTGTCCACAAAATGGCGTAACTCCTGAAGTTCAGACTTAATACGCTCATCACGGGGCAATACCCCCCCCTCGCTAACCCGTCGCTTTTTTACAGTACCCAATTGCTCCTCCCCTCCTCTCCCGCACGATAACGCCAACCATCCGTCACCTCAGGATATAACTTCTTCGGACTACCCTCCAATTGATACCCAGACTGTATAGTACACCCCGCAGCAACTACACAATCCCAATGCCGCGTAGAATCCTCAGGACCTATACGCTCAGTACCCTCATGCTGAATAGTCGTGCTCGCCTCATCTACCAATATCGGACAATAAAAACCACCCTCAGTCGTCCGAAACCAAGCCTTTAAATCAGCACATAAATCATGCCGAGACTTAACACTCTCATGCCAACCAAACTCCTTAGTCATCTCAGACCCAATCTTCCCCGGTACCATCCGAACATACTGATTAGCACCCAAACGACTCAATTCCTTAACCGTCGTTATACCAGCACCAGTGCGCTCAGCACATATCAACGCTAACTCAGTATCACCCCCCAACGTACCACTACGATACCAATATGACAACCAATACAATACCTTAGCAAACTCAGTCGCATCCAATCGATTGCTCCGAACTCGACACACCAACTCATCCTTCAACCGATCCAATACATAACCAACACTGTAACTCTGACCCAACCCCTCCGATATGTCAGCCCCTATCGCATAACGACGATACCAATATAAACCATCCCAATTGTCTATAATATGGTAAGGCCAACGCCAAACCTCCATAATACCGCGATCATCAGACACAAACTCCAAATCATCCCCCAACGAACCCCTCCGTAAACTACCACAATCACCCTCAATACCACTATCACGAATATATACATCATGACGAGATAACGTCTTACCAAAATAACTGCCCGCTATAGCCGATATCGCCTCCTCTATCGTCTCAGGATAATGCTCTATCACATCCTGCTCATCCTTACCCTTGCGAGTCATCTCAATCTCACGAAAATTCTCAGGACGACCAGGCTGATCCTGCCAAGGCATAAATATATACTTGAAATCATTCTCCTGACGCCATGCCTCAATAAATTTCGTGCGAGTCCAACCCCAACCAGGCGCAGCCTTAATACTATTACTAATAATAATTATACGACCTTTCGCCATCTCAATACCCGGCTCGCTCGCACTGTATATCTCACGTACATAAGGATTCCAACACGTCTCATCCAATATCAATAAATCAGGAGTCTTACTCTGTGCCCCACTCTCCGTAGTCGTCAAACTCTTAATCGTCGAATAAAGACCATTATAATGACGCACACGGAATGTCTCAGTAGTATCCTTCTCAACCGGGGGATATACCCAACTAGGCAATAACTTCAAAATAAAATACACCCTCTCCAAAAACTCAACAGCCCAATCACCCTTAGCACTTATCACAACAGATAACTTCATCTGCTGAGTAATCGTTATCCATAAAGTGTAAGCAGCACACAACCACGTCAAACCCAACTGACGCGCCTTCAATATCACCAATAACCGCTCAACCTCAATGTCAGGCAATATCCGCCACTGAGCAGGCCACAACCGAAACAACATAGGACGCTTCGCTACCTTATCCTCAATATGCGCATAGCTCTCTAAAAAATAAGAAAAACTCTGGCAAATCTTGAATAACTCACCAATCCTATACTCTTCCTCATCCGTGACACTGTCAATCCCTAAGCTCACGCAATACCCCCCGCTGACTAGAAGATAAACGAAACAACACAAACTCCTTACCCACCTCGTCACCTATATACACATAATTCTCTAAAAAATACTCCAACGAACGCACACACTCAGAATATCGACGCGATATCTCTTTACCCTCTATACTCATTTAACCCCCTTTAGCGAATACTAAAACCGCCCACATCTTGTTTCAAAATCGGGCGCAGGGTCCCCTATTATTATACCCCCACACCTCACCCCCCCCCAACGGGGTACCCCCATCGAACGGGGTACCGGGGTACCCCCATC